TGGAACAATTTATTAAAAGAGGGTTGGATAGTGGTTTGGAGAAATAGAAACCATACAACTCAAAAATACAATATATATAAAGTTTCATTTAAGTGTAAACAACTAATAAGTAAAATGTATCGTATAATGTTAGGTAAAGAAGATATACCAACAAGTCATAGGAATACTATAATGAAAGGTAAAACATATATGGACACTGTTGCAATAACAGCAATACATAATGTTAATAATGATAAATCACGGAATTTAAACAATTAAAATAATAACACATGGCATACGTTTCAGTAGGCGGAATGGTTCAGGGTCAAATGGGAATGCCTATGCAAGCCCCCGGGCAAGCTAGGCCTAATCAATTTGGATCATTAATGGGATCAATGGCAAAGCTAGCTAGCCAGCAAAACCAATCACAGATGCCGGTACAACAGTTGCCACAATCGCAATTATCAAATGCGTTTGGCGGAAGTTTATCAGGAGCTATGAGTAATACTGCTGCCCAATCGGCTAATCAAATTGTACAAAGCCAAATTAGCCCAAAGGCCTTTAGCGCTCCGCAAGCAATTGCAGGCGTTTATGGTCAAGAAAACCCTGGTACATTTACAAGATCAGTTAATCCGCAAGTTCCTACACAAATGGACGGGCCAATACCGGTTCCGTCTGCAATACAAGACGAATCACAAATAACACCCAATCAAGGGTTTAATAACATTTAATTATGGATATATACGCAAAAAAACATCCAGCTTATCCGCTTGATAAAGAAGCTAAAATGTCAGGAGTGGGAGCTAACGCTATTTGGGACGGACCATTAGACACAACCGCTTATCCAAAAGGCAAAGGATCAAGTTCTGGTAAAAACGGAATTAAACTTAGATTTGATGAACCGGTTTATAAACCAGGTCCTATTACAATGAAAGCAAAAGGAAAATATTAATAAACAATAAATAATAAATAACAAAACAAACAAATAAAAAAATGGCAAAATTTATCTCAATTCCAGTAACTAGTTTAGGAACAACTCTTATACCTACAGAAGGTTTAGTTACACAATTTCTTAGCGCTACTAGCATTAAATTAGTAGCAGGCGGTAGAATACTTGCTCTTACAATGGCAGGAACAGCTACAACCGCAGCTTTAGCAGCTATTAACGACGCAGCTGTAGCTTTAAACGGCCCAACAGTTGTACCTGTAGTATTCCCTACTGGACAAACTTGTACTGGAATAGCTATTACATAATAATTAATTAAATAAAAAGCATGGCAACTAAAAAAATTGTTGAAAAGAAAACTGGAGAAAAATATGCTTCTAAAGCAGCTATGGCTAAACACGAAAAAAAAGAGGGCAAAGCTGAGCAAAAAAAGGAGTATGGAAAAGTTAAAAGATCTCCTGTTAAAATGAAAAAATGCTAAGATGGCATTTATAATGAAGGGAGCACCTTATAATATGGATAATACTCCGATCTATAGCACAGACATGGATGGAGACGTATTAGGTATGGCGCAAAACAATGGAACAATCCTAATCAATAAGGATGTATCCCCTTTAGAATTAAAAGCAAGCAAAACCATAGAGCACGAGCAAGTACATATAGATCAAATGAAACGAGGTGATTTAGACTATACTGATGAGCATGTTATATGGAAAAATAAAAAATACCCAAGAGCAACTATGGACGAGGGTAACCACAAATTACCCTGGGAAATAGAAGCTTATAAAAGAGAATAAATACGCGTAATAATAATATTATATAAATCTAATATTATTTAATTATGAAAAAAGTATTTTTAATTATTACTATTGCATTATTTAGTTTAAATGTTTTTGCACAAGAAAAACTTAACACTGATAACTTAATTGGTTATTGGAAGGCAAACGAGGAATCTACTCAATTGTTTTTTTGGAAAGATGTTAAAGGAAATTTACAAGTGCAAGAAATTAGTGAAACTTCTGGGCGAGCCGTTGATTTGGTAAGTATGGAAATTAATAATGATTGTTTAGTAATTGATACAATTTTTAAACCAAACAGATGGGAAATTAAAAGTGTATTTACTTTTATTGACCAAACTAATTTAAAATGTGATATTACCGGGTACTCAGAAGGTACACTATATTATACTAAGATTAAATAATAACAACAATTAAAAAAAAACAAAATGGCATATCAACAATCTCTTGGTAGATCACCTTTAGAAAAAACCGGGCGAGGAATTGCTCCGTTAATGCAACAAGTAGCTGGAACCAAAAGTTTTTCAGAAAAAAATCCTAATGCATTTAAAGCAAAAGATTTACCCGAAATGAAATTAAGTGTTCCAAATATTGCGGCTAACGCGTCTGCGGATGCTAGTTTAAGAGCTAATTCTGACGTAATGGATGTTGCTAGATATGATTTAGCAGTAAAAAGTAATTCTCCATCTGTTAAAGCAAATCTTTTTGAGTCAAAAGCATATGGTAAAGGAAGCGCAAAAGCGAGCGATACTTCTGCTGAAACAATGACTCTAAAGCAAAATCAAGGTCAATTGCCAGGAGAAAAAGGATTTAAAGGTGGAACCGATAGATCTGGAACAACTATATTTCCTGGTGTTAAAGGTGGAAAAACAGGCGAGATTCCTCAAAATATGCAATGGAATCAAGGCCCAGATGAAGAATATGCTGGTAATACAAATAAAGCATATTACAAAAACCAAGAAAAAACAGGGGCAATGGGCAAATTAGAAACTCTAGCGACCGGAAGAGTTGGCGGCGGGAAAGTTCCTCAAACTTCTGCATCTATAACCAGTCAAAGTTTTGGAGCAGCTGATAAATTTAATGAAGTAATGGGTGGTTCTAGAAATAGTACAAAAATAGGTAGAGACACTCAAAGTTATTCAGATGCACTTTTAGGTACCAACACACGAGCAAACACACTTGAGGGGTCAGCAGCGCCGGGTTCATTAAGAGGTGTAAATTCACTTAGTGATGTCAATTCTCAAAAAGAAGCAATAGATCGCAGTACCTCATATGATTTATCAGGGGGTAGAGGTACACTTGCAAAACAAAATATATATAATAATCCGCAAGGAGATGCAGCAGTAAGAAGTAATGATACGGCTACATTATATTCTATGGCTAAAAAAGCAGGCACAGGCTCTGGTCAAAGAGGGGAAACGGCTGCTGCTTATCTTGAATCAAATATTAAAGGTAATACTAATACGGGTCCAAACAAAGGCGGATACGAGTCTACATATAAGCAAAAATACGATTATCCAACAGACGTTAATTATAATAGTAAGAAAAACGCTCAAGGAGAAACTGAACTTGGTAAAAATACTTATTCTGGTCCAAAATCTGGTTCGGGTTACTTTAGTCCGGCATCCACAATGGCTCAAAATACAGCGGCCGCTACAGCAGCGGATGCTAATGTTGGATTAAAAGATTATCTTACAAAAGGTAAGTCTTATTTTACAAGATAATAAAAATACAATATAATACCTAACGGGGGAATCGCAATGAAAAACGTAGGTTTCCCCGTTTTAATAAAAACAAATAACAAAATATTTAAAAAATAATTATGGGACAATACGGTAATCAACCAGATTTTGGAACAAGAGCAGCAACAGCAACACCTACAGGAGTTCCTTTTGATCCAACTAGTATTTTAGAAAACTTAAATTCAGCCGCTTTATATATAGGAACCGGAGGAACGCTAGTTTGTAGTGTTGTTGGAGGAAATGCTGTTGATCAAGGTGCTGGATATACAATATTTAATAATATTCCTGACGGCACTTTTTTCCCAGTTGTTGTTAATTATATATATAGTTCAGATGACGATTTGATCAACACGACTTGCTCTAATATAGTAGCTCTTTACTAATGAAAATGGGTATTGGCATTGGTTGGCCTAATGCAAGCGCACAAGCGGGCAATCCTACAGTTTATACTATAAACTTATACGGGTGCGGACTTGGCCCTCCATTTGCAACTTATAGCTCATCACCTACTTTTGCGGTAGGAGTTTATTTGTATGTTGATACAGCATTAACAATACCGGTTATAGCAGTAGCTGGTCCTGCAGTGGGTAATCCTCAGCATGTAATTACAGACGGGCTTGTTACTTCAGAAACAATTGCATGCCCAGGATAAATAATAAATAATAAATAATAATAATAAATAACAATTAAATTAAGTAAAATGGAAGTAGTAAAACAAATTACAAAAGAACAATTAGAAAAAGTTGTAAATCAACAAAAAGATCTTCAAGGATTATTAACTAACATTGGAGTATTAGAAACTCAGAAACATGGGTTTTTGCACCAAATTGCAGATGTTAATAAAGCAATTGAAGAATTTAAAACTGAATTACAAGACCAGTATGGACCAATCAATATTAATTTAGAAGATGGAACTTATACTGAGATTACGGAAGAAGTTCCGGTAAGTGAATAATGAGTTCTGTAATTAGAAAAATAAGTATAGGCGTTGATTATAAAAATGAAGCAATGCATTATTCTGTTGGACAACAGGTTTACGGAGGACATGAGATTGCATACATATTAGTAGATGATGAAGATCATTCATACAACGTTTATATAAGAAAAGAAGACGAGGTAATGCCGTGGAAAAAGTTTAATCATAACATGGCTGTCTCAGTAGAGTATGATTTAGAATATTAATGAAAAGTGTATTTAATTTTATCGTGAGACCTGTAGGGGACAGATACGATAATAAAATTACAGTAGATGGCAAAGACCTAATACTAAATACCCGAATTGAAAGTTTTAAATCTGTGAATAATCTAGCGGTGGTAATATCTACTCCGCTGGCTTATTCGACTGATATAAAAGAAGGTGATCTTATCGTAATACATCATAATGTATTTAGAAAGTTTTACGATATGAAAGGTAAACAAAAAAACAGTAGAGCTCATTTTATAGAAGACTCTTATTTTTGTGAGCTAGATCAAATATATTTATATAATAATGGTGAAAAATGGAGAACAGTTGGAGACAGATGTTTTGTTAAACCATTAAAAAACATAGACCATTTAAAGCTCGATAAAGAACAAAGACTTATTGGTATATTAAAATATGGAAACGAGTCCTTAAACAAGCTTAAAATCAATCCAGGAGACCTAATAGGATATACTCCTTATGGAGAATTTGATTTTATAATTGAAGGAGAACGTTTGTATTGTATGAAATCTAATGATATTGTAATTAAATATGAATATAAAGGAGACGAAGCTGAATATAATCCAAGCTGGGCACAAAGCAGTATTGGAGCTCATCAAAGTAGCTGAAGAAGCAATCTTAGATAACGGCGAAGATGATTTAGCAGCAGACAAATTAAAGAATGCTGCAGCTACAAAAAAGCTAGCCATATTTGATGCATTTGAAATACTTACAAGAATAGAACTTGAAGAGCGTATAATATCTGACGAAGAAACCGCAAAAGACAATACTCAAAAAGTATTTAAAGGGTTTGCAGAGGGGAGGTCTAAATAATGTACGAACAAAATTTATTTAGAGTAATTCCGGATCATATAAAAGCATCGGTAATTAAACAACAAAATCGATACAATAAATGGAAATATGGTTATAACAAAGAACACGATGTTATTGTTATAAGCAAAACCGGTAAGATTGGAGAAATATACGAAATACAAAATTTAAAAGTTGCTTTGCCATTAGTTGAAGAATCTTATTCAAGATCTAATAAAAAAGAGGAGCAATATTGGGAAAGAATAGAATACCCAAAAGAATTAGAAAAAATAAAAAATGTATTTGATTGGAATAAATATCCAGATCATTTTAAAGAGCGTTGGTACGATTATGTAGATAGCGAATTTAAAAGAAGAGATGAAGGAGTATTTTTTAATAACAATGGAATACCAACTTACATCACTGGTACGCATTATATGTACTTGCAATGGAGCAAGATAGATGTTGGAGCGCCGGATTTTAGAGAGTCAAATAGATTATTTTTTATATTTTGGGAAGCTTGTAAAGCAGACACTAGATGTTACGGAATGTGTTATTTAAAAAATAGACGTTCTGGATTTTCATTTATGTCATCTGCTGAACTAGTTAACCAAGCAACAATATCAAGCGATTCAAGATTTGGAATATTATCTAAATCAGGATCAGATGCTAAAACAATGTTCACTGATAAAGTTGTTCCTATATCAATTAATTACCCTTTCTTTTTTAAACCTATCCAAGATGGTATGGATAGACCTAAAACAGAATTAGCATATAGAATTCCAGCCTCAAAGTTTACAAGAAGAAAGCTAGACAATAGCGATGCTCCAGAAGAACTTGAAGGATTAGACACAACAATTGACTGGAAGAATACAGGAGATAACTCTTATGATGGAGAAAAATTAAAACTTCTTGTTCATGATGAGAGTGGTAAATGGCTAAGACCCGATAACATATTGAATAACTGGCGTGTTACAAAAACATGCTTACGATTAGGTAGTCGTATTATTGGTAAGTGTATGATGGGTTCAACATCAAATGCTTTAGATAAAGGAGGAGATAATTTTAAAAAGCTTTACTACGATTCAGATGTTACGAAAAGAAACCGCAATGGACAGACTAGTTCAGGATTATATAGTTTGTTCATACCTATGGAATGGTCCTACGA